AGCGCTTCGGGCGTCGGCACAGGATGGCGGTGACCTCGGCGGCTGAGGCCGTGCGCGCCCTTTGTGCCAACTTCCCCGGTTTCGAACGGGAGCTGGTCGCTTCGGGTGAGCGAGGAGTGGGCTACCGAGTGCTGGCTGGAAGGGAAGCCCTGAGCCTCGACCGCCTGCACGAGCCCAGTGGCAGACAGCGCATCACCATCGCCCCGGTCGTGTCTGGTGCCGGTGGCAACGGGCTGGGTCAGATCCTGCTGGGCGCTGCCCTGATCGCCGTGTCCTGGTGGAACCCAATGGGCTGGGCCGCAGCAGGCTCTTTTCTGTCGCAGGCCACTCTGTATTCAGTGGGCACATCCATGATCCTGGGCGGTGTGGCACAGATGATTGCCCCCACCGCCAAAGCCCAGGACCCTTCTGAGCGGCCAGGCAACCAGCCCAGTTATGTTTTCAACGGCGCTGTGAACACCACGGCCCAAGGGCATCCCGTGCCAGTGGGTTACGGGCGGCTGATCGTAGGTTCTGCTGTGATCAGCGCAGGCATTGATGTGGATGAAATCGCAGCATGAGCACCCAGAGCACTTCTCTGATCATTGGCGCAGGTGGTGGTGGCAAAGGTGGTGGCGGCAGCGCTCGCGTGGCTCAGGAAGCGCCCGACAGCCTGCGCTCCAAGGCCTATGCCAGGGTGGTTGACCTCGTCTGCGAGGGTGAGATTGAGGGCTTGGCCGCAAACCTGCAATCCGTCTACCTGGACGACACCCCTATCCAGAATCCGGACGGCAGCTACAACTTCACGGGGGTAACGCTCGAAACCCGCCCTGGCACCCAGCAACAAAGCTACATCCCCGGCTTCTCCGCTGTGGAAAACGAAGTGGCTGTTGGGGTGGAGTGCAAGGCCAATCAGCCGGTGGTGCGCTCCATCACTGACCCTGACGTGGATGCCGTGCGCATCAAGGTCAGCATACCGACGCTTACGCTGCAAGACACTACCAACGGTGACCTGAACGGCACTTCGGTCAGCTACGCGATCGACGTGCAGGCGCGGGGAGCCGGGTATGTGCAGGTGGTCTCCGACACGGTCTCGGGCAAAACCACTTCGCGGTACCAGCGCAGCTACTACGTCCCGCTCATTGGCGCTGGTCCTTGGGATGTGCGCCTGCGCCGCATCACGGCCGACTCGACGCAGACCAGCCTGCAAAACAAAACATTTCTGGACTCGTATACCGAGGTAATCGAAAGCAAGCTGCGTTACCCCAACAGCGCATTGATGGCCTTGCGGGTGGATGCCTCTCAGTTCACCTCGATTCCAAGGCGCAGCTATGACCTCAAGCTCCTGCGCGTTCGCATCCCCTCGAATTACTCTCCCGAGACCCGGTCGTACAGCGGCATCTGGGACGGCACCTTCAAGGTGGCGTGGACAGACAACCCTGCCTGGTGCTTTTATGACCTGGTGACCAATACTCGCTACGGTCTGGGAAATTTCATACCGGAGTCCCAGGTCGACAAATGGGCGCTTTATCGGGTGGCCCGTTACTGTGACGAACTCGTGCCCAATGGCATGGGTGGCTATGAGCCGCGATTTACCTGTAACCTTTATCTGCAAAGCCGCGAGCAGGCCTATAAGGTGGTGCAGGATATGGCCTCGATTTTCAGGGGCATGGCTTACTGGTCGGGCGGGGCAATCACGGTCACTCAGGATGCGCCTCAGGATCCGGTCTACCAGTTCACGGCGGCCAACGTCATCGATGGTGAGTTTGCCTACCAGGGGTCATCCGCCAAGGCGCGACACACGGTGGCGCTGGTCAGCTGGGTGGATCCGGATGATTTCTACCGCCAGAAGGTGGAATACGTCGAAGACATGGCAGGCATTGCCCGCTATGGCGTGGTTCAGGCCGATGTTGTGGCCATGGGCTGCACCTCCCGAGGTCAAGCCCACCGGGTGGGCAAGTGGCTGCTGTATTCCGAACAGTCCGAATCGGAAATCATCACATTCCGCACGGGGCTGGAAGGCGCTGTTGTGCGCCCCGGCGATGTCATCAAGGTGGCAGACAGCAGCCGGGGTGGCCTACGCCTGGGTGGGCGCATCGCGGGGGCAACCACGATAAGCGTCACGCTGGATCAGGATTTGCCCGCCGGTTCATGGCGCATCTCTGTGCTGCTGCCCACAGGAGTGGTGGAGGAGCGCCAAGTCGGATCCCTGTCTGGCCGAACGGTCGGTGTGACCAGCGCATTCTCTTTGGCACCTCAGGTGGGTGCCATCTGGGTGCTGGCCTCAAGCCAAGTGGAGACGCAACTGTTCAGGGTGGTGCAGGTCGCAGAGAGCGAGCCAGGCATCCATGAAGTCACGGCACTGGCTCACAATCCGAGCAAGTACGACGCCATCGAGCGTGGGCTGGCACTACAGCCTCGTGATATCACGGTGCTCTCCACCACACCTGTGGCGCCTACGGGCCTGTTGGTCACCGAGAGTCTGTACCGGGTCAAGGATCAGGCGCTGGTGCTGATCCAGCTCGGATGGGAGCAAGTCTTTGGGGCATTGGAGTACCAGGTTACCTACCGCGTCAACGGTGGCAACACGGTCACGCTGCCCAAAGTCTCCAGCACCTATCTGGAAATCCGAAACGCTGAAGCCGGTGACTACGTCTTCACGGTCCGAGCTGTGGGCGTGTCTGGCAAGCGGGGCAACTCCACAAGCCTGAGCCAGAGCATTCTGGGCAAGCTCCAGCCGCCAGATGATGTGCAGGACTTTGTGGTGCTGCGCCGAACAACCGATCTGCTCCTGAGCTGGAGTGCCAACACCGATGCCGACCTCTCGGGGTATGAGGTACGGGTCGGCACAGGGTGGGATTCGGGTGTGATGGTGGGGCAGACGGCAGGCACGCAGCTGGTGCATGACCAAAGCGAGTCGGGTCAGTACAACTATCACATCCGCGCCTTTGACACCTCCGGCAAGTACAGCCAGCACGTCACCACCTTTCAGTTGGTCCTGTTGGCACCAGCCGCAGTGCGGCAGTTCGATGTGGTTCAGTCAGCCAATCGGCTGGAGTTTCGCTGGCTGCCCAATCCGGAGCCGGAGGTAGTGGCCTATGAGCTGCGCGAAGGTACGGCCTGGGACACCTCGATCTTCATCGCCGAGGTCAAGTCCAGCAGTTTCACGCTGCCCTCAGGCTTTGATGGGGAGCGCAAGTTCTGGATCAAGGCGATCGCCTCGCCGGGCATCTATTCGGACGAGGCCACCTTCGTCTCGACGGTGGTGGCTCAGCCCCAGAACGCCAACCTGCTGGTCACCATCGATGCACAGGCCACCCGGTTTCCAGGGGTGAAGCATTTCGCGTCGGTCGAGTCGGTCAACAGCCTGGATGTTCTGCGCATGGACAGTGGAGTGGCGCAGTCCGAGTACTTGTTCGAGGTGAATCTGCCCACTAGCTACCGGGCGCAAAACACCCTGCTGGCCAGCATCGGGGCCACGCTGGATGATAGGGAAACCTGGTCGACAGCGAACTATGTCTGGAGCAGTAATGCTGCCAAACGCCAATGGACCTATGACGGTGCGCTCAAAAGCATCGAAGCGAGGTTTCAGATGGCGCGCGAAGATGCATTGCAGGCCGGAGAGCTGTACGGCTGGCGCCTCAATGGTGCGCTGGCAGGGTACGGCAGCCCTAACAGCGGGGAGGCCGTGGGCGTGAGCTATGGCGACGGGCGATACGGTAGTGGGGTACTCATCAAGGACACGACCCGGGTTTCCTGGGGCGTGAACATCCCGGGGGTGTTTCATGTGAGCTTTTGGTTCATCCCGAACCAAATCACCACCTCGATTATTTGGACAGCATCTGGTGCAGGGGTGAGCCTGCTTGTGGGCTTCGATGCGGCGGTAGGCAGCTTCTTTCTGGAAGACCACCTGTTCAACCGAATCGTCGTGCCATACCCCGTTAGCGTCAGCGACCGAATTTGCGTTGGTGCGTGTCAGACGGCCACTGAACGCAGGCTCTTTGTCGGAAAGATGGGCGGCGATGTGCAAAGCGCAAACAGCCCTTTGCAACCCACTGCCGGATACACGGTCCTCAGGCTGTATTGAACGTAAACCCAGAACCCTCATCACCACCACGCCGGGCGTTGCATTGATAGGTGCAGCGCCCGTTTTGTTTAAAGAAACGGAAAACTCCATGATTGAAGAAGGCATGAGCATAAAAGGCTCAATCACGCTGCTGCTGGCCAAGCCCACGGGCGAAGTCGAGGTGGTGCACAAGGACAACATCATCGTCAATGGCGGCTTTGACTTCGTGGCCGATGCCATCGGCAATTCGGCCAGTCGCCCTGGTGTTATGGGTTGGATTGCGGTGGGCACTGGCTCCACGGCCGCTGCTGCCACTCAGACTGCCCTGGTCACCGAAATCAAGCGCAATGCGGCCACGTATGCCCACACGGCTGGCACCAAGGTGTTCACTTTGACGGCCAGTTATCCAGCAGGTGATGCCACAGGTGCGCTCACCGAGGCAGGCGTTTTCAATGCAGCCTCGGTTGGCGCCATGTTCGACCGGGTCGTGTTCCCGGTGGTTAACAAAGGCGTGGACGACAGCCTGACGGCTGTTTTCACCTTCACCATGAGCTGATCGGGCACCTGCTATGGCCGAGACCGTCAACGTCTCCAGTTCGCCGGGGGCCAACTACACCTGGACTTCCGGCAAGTTTGCCTGGAGCAGCGCTACGGCAGGCAAAAACTGGACAACGGCCTACCCGGCGGTCTACGCCCTGAGCGTGGCCACTGATCTGAGTTTTGCCGAGTTGGTTCAGAAATTGGGCATCAAGAGCAATTCCGAGAGTCTGACCTTCTCGGATAAATCCAGCCGGGCTTTGGCACTCAACAAGTACGAGAACCTGAACTTTGTGGATACCTACACCGACCTCATTGCCTATGTGCTCCGTTTCGTTGAGTCCCTGACGTTCTCGGAAAAATACGCCCGCACGGGCACCAAAGCCGTCTTCGAGGCGTTTCAGGTGGGGGAGGGACTGGTGCGGCAGTTGGTATTGCGCAAATACGAGACGCTGGCGCTGGCTGAGACCTACACGGACCTCATTGCTTTCATCTTGCGGGTATCCGAGAGCCTGAGTTTTTCCGAGAAGCCTTCCAAAGGGATGACCAAGCCACAGGCTGAAAACTTCAGGCTGAGCGATGCACTGGTCAAGTCGCAGGTCAAGCAAATCTCTGAGGCCTTCAGCCTGGCCGAGGCGCTGGGCCGAACGGTCGCGTACCGCCGTGCCATCAACGAAGGTTTTGCGATTGGCGAGGCGATCAGGCGCGCACAGACCTTGAAGCTCAGCGAGGCCTTTGGCCTGACCGAGCAATACCGGCGCAGGGCCAATGGGGTGATCAGCGACATGATCGTTGCCAACACCGAGATCACCGAGCAGGACTTCATGGACATTCTGGAGTCTGGCCATCCTCCCGGGTACACCAACTTCCGGGACTTCATCCAGGGCGACTACACCTACCAGCGTGCGCTTTTCAGGGCGATCCTGACTTCCAGCAACGCAGACCGAGGCTACATCGATGGCCTGCGGGTGACTGTGGACGTGCCCGATGTATTCGATCGAGGCACGGCGCAGGTGGTCACCGCGTCCAGTGGCGTAGCGGTCGTTTTTGTGCGGACTTTCCGGGTCTCGCCGGAGGTCACGCTGACCTTCAAGGGCGGTACCACCGTGGCCATTCCTC